CATAGGCATTAAGCGTTCAGCTAAACACCAACGTAAAGCCATTGCGTAGCCTTGTGGTAGGTTTATATTGTCATATTGTGTAACAAATCTTTGAAATAATGTATTTACAAATAAGTGCATTTCACCTTGAGCAGGATTAGGCCATACAAATATATTTCCTAATGTTTCTGAAGGTTGATAATAAAGAGCTTTAGGCCATGGGCCATTTAAAGTCTTTAAACCAATCATTTCGTAATCTTCAACATTTAATACTGCAACAGGATAATCTAATCCCCCATTGATAATAGGAACACCATTAGAATTAGTGTTAATACGAACGAACGATGAATCAATGGAAAGTGGTCTTTGATAATAAAGGTTGATTGCAGTAGATGAAACCGTTTGAGAAATATTGACTTGATACGTTCCCAATTCATTGACATTTCCCCCTGCGCCTGTAAGCATTTGAACGATTGTTGTTCCTGCTGAAATACCTGTGCCACTTAATGTTTGACCGATTGCAATAGCGCCTGATGTAATACCTGTGACTGTTAAAGTAGTTCCACTAATTGAACCTGTGATATTTGCACCAATTTGACCGCCTGGGCCAATAGTATATTGAGTTTGACCTGGCGTAATAGGGAATATGATTTCTGTTTTGTAATAAGTCATCATATCTTCGTTAGACCATTGATCTAACATATCATTAAGCATATCAAATGCGTCTTGAGATTCTTCAGGGGTTGGAGTTTCACCTGAAGCTAACGCTCCAATGTCTTTCATTGCTCTTGAAATAATATCAATGGGTTGTGCCATTATAGATCACCTACATTAATTTTTAGTGGTTCCCATGGTAATGGGGTTTTTTTAACGCTTTTTAAAGAAGTTAGCTGATTTTCAAGATTGTCTGTAATATGACAAACGCCATTTATAGTTGCTTCTTTTTCAATCCATGAAGCAATATCTTCTTCTTTTACGTCTGATAACGGTATATTTAGAATTTTATCACTAAACCACCAATTACCTTCTGTTTCTACAGAATTATCTTCATCATTTGCTATTACATGGTATTTAGCATGAATAATTAAATCGCCATCTGTAGAAATTTCTTTTATTTTCCAAGTATGATTTGCCATATTATTTTCTTTTTTAATAATCTATAAGTTAAACAGATGTTGGTGTAGTCCATGGTAAAGGTAATACTACAACCGGTGGGTTAATTTGAATTGCAATTTGTTGTGCAACATTAGCTTCATATTCTGCTACTTGTTCTGCGCCCAATGCTTCTTTTACCCAACCTACAACTTCATCTAAAGTTAAGTTAGCATAAGGAATAAAAGATTCACTTGAATTAAGTGTTATGCCTACTGAACCATAAACTGATCCGTTATAAGTGCCATCTGTAGCTGTTAAAGTCCAATGAACTGTAAATACTACATCTTTTTGATTATCCTTTTCAGGATATGAGTCCATTGATACTACGTTCCATGTGTTAGTAATTGCCATAATATTTTTCCTTTATTAACTTAATCTATACATAATGTATGTGTTTGCTGCAGTTCTTCTTAATCTAAAGTGTGCTGATACACCTGTTGCTACTGTTAAAGTACCTACAGATGTCACACCTGTATTTACAGCCATTGTAATTGTACCTGAAGCTGTGTTTACAATATGGAAATCAAAACCAATATTAGTAGTAGGTACGCTAGTAAATCCAGCATCAATAGCAGTTCCTGTAGGTAAAGTTACTGTATAAGAAGTACCTGTTGTGTTAATTATATCTGTTTGTAATTGAGCTACAGTTAAAGTTGTTACTGCTGATATAGATGTAGGTGCTGGTGCATATTGCCATAAAAGTCCTGATTCAATATAAGTATTACCAGCAGAGTCTATACGCATACGTTCTGTATTGTTGGTAATTAATGCTAATGGGGTTGCTGAAGTTGTGCCAACATTAAAAACAGTATTATTTATTGCGTAATTTACTAATGTCACTGCACCGCTATCTGTAATTGTAGATGTAAGATAATTTCCTGCTGTAGTAGCTAAAGAAAAAGCTGTTGAACCAGAAGAAGCTACAACTGCAAATTTACCATAACTACTAGGACTCGTAGTACCAATTCCTACATTACCTGCGTTATCAATACGCATTTTCTCTGTAATACCAGTTCCAGTATCTGTGGAAAATACTATTTGAGAATTCCAGTTTGTTCCTGAATTTTGAAGGAAATCAATGGCTGTTTGTTGTCTACCAGCATATCCATACCCAGATATTCTTAATGATGAGGCATCTTGTGCAGATAATGCTTGCATAGCAATACCATTAGTAGTAGTAGAAGCTGCATTAGATAAAGCAATAGCTAATTTACCATAAGTACTTGGGCTAGTTGTACCAATCCCTACATTACCTGCAGAGTCTATTCTCATGCGTTCTGCTAAAGTAGTACCAAATATTAACGGAGTACTACCATTGGTGTAAATTAACCCTGCTGTTCCGTTTTGAAATGCTAAACTACCTAAACCAGCATTAGATAAACCAACAGTTGTTCCTGTTGCAGTAGAACCATATTGTAATAAAGAAGTTCCTGTATATGTTGGAGTTGACCAATAATCAGATGCTTGAGCTTCAATTAGAACAAAACCAGCAGTTGAACTAGCTCTTGCTGTATTTCTAACACTATTACCAAACACTTCAAATTTATTAGCTGGTGTAGTAGTACCAATCCCTACATTACCAGCAGAGTCTATACGCATACGTTCTGTACTATTTGTACTTAATGCTATAGTATTAGTAGTAGGTAAAAATAATCCATTAGTAGGCGCACTTGATCCGCTAGGAATTAAACTTGCGCCTGTAATTGTGCTAGAAGCAGAAAGTGTTGTAAATGTACCTGATGATGCTGTTCCACCACCAATAGCACCTGGAGCTGCAAAAGTTGCACCGTTTAATGATGAAGCATTTAAGTTAGCTACGTTTGTTGTAGATGTTACAGTTAATGGTGCTGTTCCTGTAGCTATAGTAGATATTAATTGTGTTCCTGTAACTGTGCTAGATGATGCAATAGTACCTGTAACTGATAAATTACCTGCGCCTGGATCTGTAGTGTTGTTTATAGATACACCACCAGAACTAAATATACGCATACGTTCTGTATTAGATGTACCAAATAGCATTGGATATGCTCCAGAATGCCATAAAAAAGCACCATAAGCAGCACCAAAATTAGCACCTGTACTAGAATCTATACCAAAATAAAATGTTCCGCCAGTATTTGAGTATATTTGTGAAACACCATTGGTTGTTGTTGATGGTGCTAAACGACTTCCAATAAATGCTGTAGATACTACATCTAGTTTATATGCTGGAGTAGTACCAATACCTATTTTTCCAGAAACAGTTAATGTTCCTGAAGATGGTGTATAAGTTAAATTAGTGGAGCTTGTATATTCTGTTGTTATTGTTCCAGTTGTTACTCTTGCAAATAATGGATAATAAGCTGTTGCTGATGATGTATCGTCAACAATATTAACGCCTGTTGTAGGTGCAGCAGCCCATGTAGGCAATCCTGAAGCTAAAGTTAAAATATATCCATTTGTGCCAGGTGTTAAGAATGTTGTTGTATCGGCCGCAGATTGATAAGGTAAATATCCAGCTAAACCACCTGATAAATTAGTAGATTTTGTTGCTGTTGCTGCGTTTCCACCAATAGATAAACTAGATGCTGTGCCGGTTAATCCTGTTCCTGCGCCACTAAATATTAAAGCTGATAACGTGCCTGAAGATGGAATGTATTGTAAATTAGTAGAGCTTGTATTAAATGTGGATGTTGAACCACTTGTGCTTGGTGAAAATAATGGATAAAAAGTAGATGTGCTTGAAGTATTATCAGATACGCCTACAGATGCAGATGAAGTAGTCCAAGTTGGTGCTCCTGATCCATTAGATGTTAAAAATTGACCTGTTGTACCTGCTGCAGTAATTGCTAAAGATGATGCACCTGAATATAATACACCACCTGATACAGCAGTTAAATTAGCATTTGTTCCGCCATTGGCTAAAGGCACTTGGCCTACAATGTTTCCTGCTTGAACAGTTAAAATACTTTTATTAACG